CTGGCGAATATTACGGTTGCAAGCCGGGCATGCCGGATACTGGTACACAGGAAACGGCGCGGGAAGTAGCGCAAAAGATAGAACACTTAAAAGACTATCAAGGAGTAGCAGACCCCGCTATATGGCAACGAACAGGCCATGACGGGCCAACGATTGCGGAAATATTCGCAACGGAAGGCGTGTACTGGGTGCGTGCTGATAATGATAGATTAGCCGGACTTATGCAAGTACATCAACGCTTAAAGGAAGGCAAGTTAAAGATATTTAGTAATTGCATACACTTAATACGAACGCTGCCAGCTTTAACCTACGATAAAATCAGAGTTGAAGATGTGGATACAAAGCAAGAAGATCATGCGTATGATGCGGTGCGTTATATGTGTATGGCAAGACCGGTAAAATCTGTTAAGCCAGAAAAACTATTTAATGACGGTTATAAATATGTTGATGATAGCGAAGGAGATATAAGCGCATGGGGCGTATGAGTGAAAGGGCGTTGCGTGATTACGCTTTTAAGGTTCTAAAATCGGAATATGGTGAACGCGAAGAAAAGGGCGTTATTATTCCGGCTAAATATACAGATGCACAACTAGCGGAATTTGCTAAAGCAATGCCGCAATGGCAATTAGAACAAATGTACGATATGATTTACGGTTCCGAAATGGTGGAGTAATGAACATAGAACAAACTTTTGATATATACGAAGCAAAACAAAATGTAAAAAGTGCATTAGCCGCCACGTCAGAATGGCGCAAGGCTGCTGCCGAAGATTTTGCATTTATGCAAGGCAAACAATGGCAAGACGGCGATTTAAAGAATATGCGCGAAGCTGGACGGCCAGCAATTACGATTAATAGAATTAGACCGGTTATTAATCTGTTATGCGGTTATGCATCGCAAAATGAAACAGAACCGGACTTTTTACCACGTTCCGAAGAAGATGATAGAATAAGCCGCGTTGCTAAAGGTATCACAAAATACTGTTTAGACCGTGCGAATTATCAACGTAATAAGGGCAAATGTTTCCGCGATAAGATTATTTGTGGTTTAGCTAATTACTGGGTAAGCTATGAATTCGACTATACGAAACTAGACGGCACTATTCAAATTGAACGTGTTTCTCCGTTTGATGCTTTCATAGATCCGGAATGTAAGAAAGATGATTTATCCGACGCGCAATATGTTGGCCGTTATAGCTGGGAAAGTGCTGCTAAATTAAAGCAGATTTATCCGGAAAAGGTAGACGAAATCAACGCGTTAAAAAGCCGATATGATGAAACCGAACAGGAAGCCGGCGTGATTGAAACGGTAGACGGCGAAGCGTTATGGTTTAACACTAACTATAATAAAATCCGTGTAGTGCAGTACTGGTATAAAGAATACGGCAAGAAAAACGTATACATGACAAAAGAGGGTTTAATTGATGAAGCTAACCCGTTATTCGTTGTATTAATGGCTACGGGTAAAAAGCCTACTAGCATACCAGATACTAAAATTCGATACGCTACATTCGCCGATAGTGTTCTATTGGAAGAAGGCGAAAGCCCTTATAAGCATGGTAAATTCCCGTTAGTGCGTGAATATTGTTACTATACCGGCGAATTGGTAGACGATGAACTAGAACCAGCTGGCGTAGTGCGTGATATTAAAGATGCACAAAGGGAATTAAACAAGAACCGAAGCCAACGCATGCACGTTGTAAATCAACAGTCTTTGGGCGTGAAATTCTGGCAAGGTCAACTAACCGAACAGACTAAGCGCGACATTAAAAACAATAGCACTAAACCGGGTGCGAATATCTGGTTACCGCCGGGCGTATCATTCGTAGACGGCACGCCGGCAATGGATAGCAATATTAATATGGCCCTTGAACAACAATCAAGCAATGATTTCTATTCTATCAGCGGTATCACTCCGGAAAGCCTAAGCGGTAGCGTTGGCAGTATGAGCGGCAAGGCAATCGACTTACGCCAATCTGTAACAACAGTACAAACGGCTGGTATCTTTGAGCAATCAAAAGAAGCAGAACGCCAAATTGTTAAATTGTTATGGGGTGAGAAAAACGCACCGGGTTTAATTCCACAATTCTACAACGAATCCAAAGCGATGCGAATTATGGGCGACGACGGGCAAAAGGAATTTGTACAGATTGCACCGGGTTTAAATCAACCTATGCAAGAACAAGTTTTAACCGATGCACTAGGTCAACCGCAACGCGATGCGGAAGGTAATCCAATTAAACAAGTACTATATGATCTATCCGCCTTTGATTTTGATATTGTAATCACTACAAGCCAAGCAAGCGCAACGGCAAGACGTGCTAACCTATACCAATTATTGGAAGCTAAGAAATCCGGCGTTGATATTCCTATGGATATTATCCTTGATTTCATGGATTTCCCAGAAAAAGAAACGGTTAAGAAACGCATGCAAGAAGCGGCAGAAAAGCCAGCGTTACCAGAATTGCGTGTAAGTGGTTCACTTGATGATATGCCAGCGGAAGCATTAAGCATGTACCTACAAACATTAGGCGTACAGATTTCACCGCAACAAATCATGGCCGAGCGGTTAGCCTTGAAAGGTAAACAACCAAACATTCCAAATGCACCGCAAATTATGCCGCCTATGAACGATTTAGGCACTATGTAATATAAACTATCAACACAATAATAAACGCTCCGTAATGGGGCGTTTTTATACATTTCGCCCTAAGTAATGGCGTTAAAAGGCTTGCTTATACATTATCGCCCGGCAACGGCGTTAAACTGCCATATTTCTTTATTCGTCCGGCAATGACGTTAAAAGGCTAAGGAGTATTAGATATGGAAAAAGATTTAGTTAATATCGAAGATGCTGGTTTCACTCCGGAAGATTTAGAAAACGCGGGCGTGAACGTTGATGATCATACCGAAGAAACGGATACACCAGAAACCGTAACAGATGAACCCTCTACAGATGATGCGGCGGAAAGTGATGCGAATGATGCGGAAGTAGATGCAGCGGCGCCGAACACTAATGAAGAAGAACCGGAACACGAAGAAAACCATACAAACGATAACAATCTAAAAGCGGCACTTGCACAGGAACGCGCAAGACGTAAAGCGGCCGAAGAACGCGCAAGACGATTTGAAGCGCAACAAAGACCAATTACATTGCCAGATAGTGAAGTATCTGATATCCGCGACTTTGTACGCCGTGAAGCATTGAAACGCTTTAATTTAACGGCGGAAGATTTAGAAAGTCTTATGTTTGAAGATGTAAACAAATACAACGATTTCATTCGTTTTGAAGCTAACGCAGAATACACGATCACAAACCAACAGTTAGCAGTACACCAACAAAGACAAACAAATCTAAATTTCGTAAATGAAATTAAATCATTACCAAATTTCGGGGAACTATATCAACGCGGATTAGAAAAGCTAAACGGCATGACAATGCGCGATGCACAACCAATAAACGATGCGTTCTATCGCGTAGATATTGGAGAAGGTACCGATGCCGATTTTGAAACAATCAGAAAATTTGTTAATGAATTGCAAAATGAACGGGCAACGAATACCGACGTTACAAACAACCCGTTACAGGTGGCCGCAACGTTGCCAAAAGCTGGCGCGTTAAACGGTGGCGTTCCTACACCTAACAAGGTAAGCGAAGAAGATATTTTGAAAGCGTATCAAACAGGCAACCTTGAAGCATTGCCGGACGATGTACGCAAATATTTTGACGAATTATAAGAGGTAAAATATGGCAGACCAAAGAAACCAAGTTAATATTCCAGCGAATTTAGTACCTAAAGTATGGGCCAAAAAAGTATGGCATGAAGGCGTAAAAGATAGCTATTTCGATAAGTTTACTGCAATGGACGGTTCCAACGTCGTACACCAAAACAAAGACTTAACAAACGTAAAAGGCGATAGCGTAGTATTCGGTTTGATGATGAACTTAACTGGTTCCGGCGTTGAAGGTAATAGACAAAAATTATCTGGCGCCGAAGATACTTTGAACATTTATGATTTTACTGTACAAACTCAATTAGTACGTAATGCGGTATCCCGTTTTGAAGCGGACGACCAAAAAAGCCAATACGATATGTTGAAAGAAATCAAAGTTGTTTTGAAACAATGGTTATCTGATTGGTTAGATAATAAATTAATTTCTAAACTTTCCTATAATCCTTCTAATGGTGAAGTTTTATATGCAAGTGCAGCCGGTACGCAATCCAGCATTACGGCAAATGATAAATTAACAACAACTATTATTTCCCGCGCTAAACGTAAAGCAATGATGCATGCGCCAAAGGTACAACCGATTAAGGTTGACGGCATGGATAAATATATTATGCTTATTTCTCCATGGGCGGCTCGTGATTTGAAAGATGATCCAAAATGGTTGGCAGCGCAACAAAACGCAAATATTCGCGGTTCTAAAAACCCTATCTTTACTGGTGCGTTGGGCGAATATGACGGCGTTATTCTTTATGAATACGAACGCGTACAAACTGGTAATATTGGCGCTGCTAGTGCTAACGTATGTCAAAACTTGTTATTGGGCAAGCAAGCGGCATGTTTCGCAGTTGCAAGACCAGCTAAACACATTGAACAAACAGACGATTACGGCAACATTGCTGGTAACGGTATAGCGTTTTATGGTGCAGTTGAAAAAACAAAATTCAACGGTATGGATTACGGCATTATTAATGTAATGACTGGCGGCGTAGTTGAACGCTAATTTTTGAATTATGGGCGGGGTAATACCCGCCTTTATTCTTATATGGGGTGAATATGAACGTAAAACAAGTTATCAATAGGGCGTTCATGCAAATAGGCGATACACCACAGGAACAGTATACTCCGTACCATTTGTTAGAGTATTACAACGGAGGCAATCACTTATT